CCACTTGCAAGTAAAGATTCAGTTTGAACCGGAGAACGCTCCGAACACTATCAAGGCGATTGCGTTCAAAGAGGACCAGAGGATATGAACAAGCAGGACACGGAAATAACAAGACATCCCGGGGCAACTCCGAAGACGCCGATTATCTGGCCTGCGAATAGTCAGAAGACGAACCAGATTCAGCAGACGAAGGGGTCGGCGAAGCCGCAAGCATCCTTCGTGCTGCCGACGACGCAGCCGAACCAGTCCTCAGTGGCTCCTCGTACGACACCTGCTCATGTGACAGATGTGCGAGTGGTTCTGCGTTCGACGCCGACGCAGAAGAATGTGACGGTGCAATTCAATCATCCGTCGGGTGACCCGTACTTCGGCAGTGCGAACGTATACTTGCGGCGAGCGGGCGGACAGCCGACTTTGGTGGCTGGAGGAGCCAAGTCCCCGCTGACGTTCACTGTGAATAAGCACAGTGCGCCGCACTCGATTTATGTCACGAGTTGCGGTAACTGGGGGGAAACGGATGTCTTGACATCGCCGAGTCATCCTGTTAGACTGTCATAATGGGCATAGTTTATACGCTTTTGAATAGAACGACGCTCAAGGTCTATGTGGGGCAGACATGGGAGCCGCTGAGTACTCGATGGGAACGGCACAAGTCCAAAGCAAGATGCGGGGATACATCCTGTCGGCATTTGTATGCCGCTATTCGGAAGTATGGGGTTGACGATTTTGCGGTGCGGGTTCAGGCATTCGGGCAGACACAGGATGAACTTGACGAGTTGGAACGATATTGGATTACTGAGTTGCGAACTCAACACCGAGATTTTGGGTACAATTTGAAATCGGGCGGAAGTGCGGGACGGCACAGCGTTGAAACTCGGGAGCGAATGAGTGCCCCACGTAAGGGAAAAGCCAATGCAGGTTCTTTTCCCAAAGGCGTCTTGAGTTCGCCGTCGCCGTTCCCGAAAGGTCATAGACCGTGGAATCGGCAGTTCGACCCGCCTCTGACGGGGGCACAGCGTCAGGCGAGGTATCGGGCGTCGCATCCTGTTCGTTTGTCGTAAGTAGTTGACTTTTTGTGCCTTTAGTGAGGAGCGTTTATGAGCATAGGGCGATTCCGTATGGCGGAACCTGCTGACGCAGCGGCATTTACAGACTGGACATGCGAAAATCCGCTGATTGACCCGAAGGATGCGCAGGCTGGATTGAAGAAAAACAACCCCACGGCGATGTGTTTCGCCGTTGAGGACGACGAGGGAAAAGTCATTGCGTTCGCGCCATTCTACTGCCAGTTGACGCTAGCGCATTTGGCGTTTAACCCCGAGTCAAGCGCGAAAGAGCGGAAAGAGGCTCTTCAGGCGATGCTGAACGGAGCGATGGCATTCGCGGTCCAGTTCGGCATCCGAGAAATCACCACCGTGAGTAAAGAGAAGTATCCTGTGGCGAAATGGGCAGAGGCTCACGGTTTTGACCGAGAGCCGAGACAACTGTTCAAGTTCGATATCAACAAAGTTCTGGCAGTGGCTAAGGAAAAATAATATGTGCTCATCGGGCGACAGCACGGCAGCGGGGCTTGAACAACAGCAAGCCGCAAACTCAAACGTTTTCTTTCAGGATGCTCAGGTTTCGTTCGATCAGAACGCGGGTATTCAGGCAGAGTTGGCTGCGCGTATGCAGTACATGGCTTCGAACCCGATGGGTTTGACGCCGCAACAGTTGGCGACATCTACGACCGCGATCAATGAGAACACAGCGACTGCCGCAAAGCAAGCGGTTGGCGCTGCTGCTGCGTTTGCTGCGTCTCACGGGAGCGCGGACGTTGGCGGCAGCGGTATCGGTCAAGCGGTCGGCGAGATTGGCACATCGGCGGCGCTGGCGAAATCAAAGGAATTGGCTGACCTGAGTAACGTTAACCAGCAACTGAAGCAGTCCAACATGTGGAATGCGATCAGCGGTCTCTCTGGCGTTGGTAAAGACTATGGCACCAACTTTGGTACTGGGGCTTCGGCTCAGACAGGCGCGGCGAACGCATCCGTGAACGCTGGACAGCTTCTTTTGGCGAGCCAACAGGCAGGCTGGGGTGATGTTGGCGGCATGATGGGTGGTATCGGCAGCTTGGCGAGCGGCGCAGGTGCCCTCCTCTAAGGGTAATGACAATGGCAAAAGTGAGCCTTCAGAAAAGTTACAGTGCGTTGAACGAGAAGCTGATTAAACTCTTTGACGAATCGGGAGTGCCTCGCTCGTTAACCGTGCCTTATATCGACGGGCAAGAGACAGCAGACCACGTCCACGCCGTTGGTCAAGCCGCTGCACAAGCGGGTGGTCTTGCCAAGAATTTGATTATGACGGCGCATCACAGCGGCGGTAAAGGCTGGGGCACTGGCGACGGACACACGACTGGGCATCCTGCGGAGAAGTTGCGCAGCACGATCATCCCCGAGGATGACGAGAACGCTAAAGCGGCGATTGCTGCCGCGCAGAAGATGCTGGATGAAATCGAGCGCTCCGTTGGCAAGAATGACCCAACTGTGAGAACTTCGAACAGTCAACTGGACCTTGTGAAGAAAACCGATGGGGCTGGGATGAACCTTTTGGACTTCGGCGTGATGATGATTCAATTGATGTCCAAGCCGATGCAGACCGCTGCACGAACACACTCTGGCGAGAAGCCCGAAGGACTGTCACCGAAACTGACGCCGCCCACTCAAGCGGAGGGCGCAGGTGGTGGGCAGCCTCAAGATAATGCACAACCGCCTCAACCCGCGCAGGGAAGCGCACCAGCGGCACCAGAAGCCCCTGCCTCGCAGCCTGAGGCATCGGCAGCCCCTGCCGCAACTGCTGCTCCTGCAGCCGCTGCAGCCGCACCGCAGGCATAAAGGATAGGACCATGGCAGACGTAACGACAACGACCCCGACTCCAGACCCAGCGGCTATGCCGACAGATACCACTGCCGCGCCGCCTATGCCTGAGAGTGTGCCTCAACCTAACGTGACGATGGCTCCCGCGTATACGCCCGGGTCAACGGTTTCCTCGGCGACTGGGCAGATTGCGCAAGTTAACCCGCCTGCAGCGCCCGAGCCGCACTCTCGTTTGCTTGCGATGGTTCATGGGCTGGCGAGCGGTCTTCAAATCGCGGGCGCGACGATGAAGGATGTCGGAACGAGTCTCGGTTCACATGGTCGTGAACAAGGGACCGCCCTCGCGGATATTCAGAAACAAAAGATTGCAGCGCAGCAGGCTTCGATTGCATCTCGTGAAGCCGATACGCGCATAAAGCTGATGACCATTCAGACGAACGCTGAGCAAGCGCGGCTGAATCAACTCCTTCAGTCAATTCCGTTGGAGCACGAAGAGGCTGTAACTCGGCTTGCTGGATTGAAGCAGACACAGGCGATTACGGCTGCAGACTTCGCGGCAACCCATGGGGGGATGACTGCTGAACAATTCAGTGCTGCGATGAACGAACCTGCCACTGGCGCTCCTGCTGCTGGCGGCGCTGCGGCTCCTGCTGATGTTGCTGCTCCTGCCGCTGGTGCTGCGCCTGCGGGTGCTCCTGCCGCTGGTGGTGTTGCGGCGGCTCCCGCTGCTGGCGGTGCTGCTGCGGCTGGTACAGCCCCGGGGAACTGGTTTATGGCGGGTGCTCAGCGGACACTAAGAGCGGCTACACAGAGCGGACTCACGGCTGAGAATCCTGCCGTTAGGAATATGCAGAGTGTTCTTGCCAATCCAAGCGCGACGAAGGGGGATGTCTACCGAGCCACGCAGCAACTTGCGGCGGAACAAGAAGCCCAAAGTAAAGCAACTACAGAGAAAGCGGCGAGAGCGACCGCAGCGGGCGCAGAAATCAAGACGCAGCAAGAGACAATGGCGAATGATGCTTACCTGCGCAGCGTGCCGAAGAATGCTGCCGGTCAACCTACTCAGGATTTTGCTACGTGGCAGATGGCTCAATCCGACATGTTGAAGCAGAAGATAGAGGAGGGAGACCCGACTCCGGTAGGCGATATGCTGGCGGAAGGTGGAACCTCTCCGTCTCAGGTTATCAGTTCACGTTCTATGTCGAGGCCGTTCTACTCTGACGTTTTGAAAGAAGCGAACCGACGGAGTCTGGAACTTACGGGCAAACCATTCAACATGGCGGCTGCGGAGCAACAGTACAAATTTGTGACGCAATTCAACGACCCGAATGGTCGAACGCAACAGAACATCAACAGCGGGAATACGTTCCTCGAACACACTGGAGACCTCGTCACTGTGACCGAGAACTTCCGCACTACGAATGCGAAGATTGTCAACACGCCGATAAACAAGGTTCGTGACCAATTCGGTGACCCCACTATCACGACGCTGCAGGCTGCGATTCAACCGGTCATCACTGAGTACCAGAACGCATTGGCGGCTGGGTTTGCTCCGCAAGCGGCGGACGCAGAATCGGCTCGTGTTTTGTTGAGTCCGGCATCTACGCCTGCCCAGATTGAAGCGGCGGCGAAACAAATGGCTCATACCGTGGTGCGCCGCATGTCTAACGTTGACCAAGAGTATCGTACGCACACCGGCGTGCATTATCCAAACATGATTACCCCTGACGCTCGCACATCCGTGGGTAAAGTAGGCGGTGACGTTCCTGCTGCTCTCGGTGAGATGCAGACGGGCGGAACGTTCGGTGCGCCGACACAACCCGTGAATGCTGGTACGACACCTCCACCGCCTGCGGCGAAGCCGACTCGACCTGCTGGTGCTACGGGTGCTGCTCCCGGGTCTGATGGCAAAATGTATTATCATGACATCACCGGTAAGATTCTGGGACCCGCTCCTGAGACGAATCCATAAGGGGATGAGATGGCAGACGACACGACATATACTCCCCCTGCGGGCGTTACGCTTGATATGAGCAAGTCGCAGCCTCTTGACCAGCCGTATACTCCTCCTGCGGGCGTAACGTTGGATATGAGTAAGTCTGTGTCGCTTGACGGCGGGGCACAAACGCCTCCTGTTCCCGATTATTTGACGAAGACTGAAGATTTCATTCACGGCGCGGCTCGAATCCCCGGTGCCGCCGTAAGCGCAGTCTCCCGATTCCTCGACGACCAAAAATCAAGTGGCGGTGTGATGGGCGCACTGGAGAGATACACTCAAAACCACGCGAGTCACTCCGCTATTCTCAACAGCGTTGTGGATTTGAATAAGAAATTGAAAGACGCGGGACTGAATGAACTTGCGGACTCGCTTAACCGAGGTATCTCAACCGCGCTGATAACAGGCGCGGGCGGGGTCAGTCCTGAGTCTATTCCGAGTGTGCCCAAAGCGCCGCCCGACGTAGCACCAGCGTCACCTCCTTCTGTGGCGATGCAGAATCCATTTCGGTCGGCAACCAGCAAGATTGAACCTGCCGTGGCAGGTCGCGCAGCTAAAGCAGGCTTGCCCGAAGGCACTGCTGAAATTACTCCCGAGGCTGCTAGAGCACAAACAGCACAGGCAGCTACCGAAGCGCAGGCGACTACCCAAGCCAATATGGACCAAGCCTTACAGAACATCGCAACTCGCCATGCTGCGGAGAACAGATTACCGGCTCCGGCGGCGGGGACGGCAAGTCGTGACATCATCACGAATAGCGGAAACGCTCTCGTGGATGCAGGTAAGGCGGATTATGCGACCTTGGATAAATTCACGGACGGCAAGTTCACCAATGCTCAGACTCAACTCAAGAACGCCCAGTTGGAGTTACAGCAAAAAGCGGGTATGGCGGGCGTTGATATCACTAATCTGGAAGCCAATGTCACCCGCGCACAAATGAACGTGGACAACTTATTTGACAACGCGGTCGAGAACGGAATGCCGGAGGACACAGCGGAAGCGGCTCGTACGAAATTCAGAACAGGGCAAGCCACGCTTGACGCGGGCAATGCGGTTCGAATGGCTAATCGGGTCACCGGCGCGGGAGTTCGAGCGACCAATCTGAATACACTGGAAAATCGCTGGACTGCTCTCTACGATTCAGGACGGCTACAGCAGGCGTTTGGCGAGGAGGGAGCAAAGGACGCGCTTGCTCAAGTTCACTCGGCTAGAGTAACGGGGGAACTATTCAGTGAGATACCAGCAACCGAAACGCAAGCACTCAAGAGCCTGATTGCAAAGAACACCACTACGGGGAAATTCGGGACGAGCACAGACTGGGTCAAGGTACGGAAAGATTTTAGTGACTTGCCGAACCGAAGTGCTCAGTTCTCCGATGTTCCTAAGGTGGAAAAGTTCATCAACAACCAAGCGACATATCAGCGGCTGCGGGGGACAATAAAATGGGGTGTCGGTGCTCTTGCAGGAAGCGCAGTGGCTCGTGAAGGGTGGAAACTAGCTGAATAAGTCAGAGCTTGCCCCTGCGAATTTGAGAATGCTGATGACGGCGATGGCAAGACCCATAAAGAAAAGAATCATGGCTCGCTCCTGATACCCTAATTTATTGATACAAATATCCCCATAAGCAGTATGATGATGACGCCGAAGATGAGACCGAATATCGAGAAGAACCAAGCCAGTAGAGCGATGAACACGGCGGCGATTAGTACCCAGCCGAGGAACCTGAGCACTTGCTTTGCGTGCAGCACGAAGGCTGTAACGATACCGGCAAGCAGGGCGGTGACGAAAAGCGTGCCGACTATCAAGTTGAAACTCTGTGCGACGGCGGGGTTGCTCATGTCGAGGATAGGTTTGGTGTGCATCGACGTACCGAGTATCCCCGATGCTATTACAATCCCGATGAAGATTTTGCCTGACGTTTTCATGGTTTGCTCCTGAGAATCTCGACCTCGGGCCTCGTAAACTCCACTGAACATGCTCAGAGTATGGCTCCAGCCGGGTTAGGCGTCAATAGTACTAAAGTTCTACGCTGAGAATCTCGACCTCGGGACCGTCGTCCGCCGGGTCTCGTGCCTCTCGGCGTAGCTTCAGCACCAAGTCCATTCCTTCTTTTCCTTCGAGCACGAGCAAGGCTTTTGCGACCAGCCGAAACTCGTCATGCGTTAGTACGGTTTTGAAAAACACGGTTATCCTCCGGTACATCCTCGATTGAACTTCCGATTGCTATGAGAAATTTGATGTCGGCGGCGCTCAACCGGTTCCAGCGACCGTGCCAGCCGTCGCAAAGGGCGTTTGGATTGTAGACGGGTACGGGCTTGAATCCCATCTCTTCCAGCCACTCGCCTAGCCTGGGGTCATTTGCTATGTCTTCGAATTCATCGTCCTCGAACTGCCCATCCCATCTAGTGTTGTTGAGGTCCATGGATTTTTCTCCTGATGAAGTCGGTGGCGAAATAGATGCCTGCCGAGAATGCCATGCTAATCGCAAAGACGAGGAACACAAAAAACATGAGGAACACCAGCAGGACGCCCGCGATGAGTCCGACGATTCCTGAAGTGATGATGTCCATGGTGCCTCCTACGCCCACGCAACGGACGGGCGGTGAATGTCTGTTCTTTTCATTAGCTTATCTCCATGTCACCCATTCTAAGCACGGCGTCGCCGAGTGTCTATAGTACGAAAGTACCGAATTTTGTGACTAAGTTCGCCATAAGTGTAGGCAGGAGAATGCCTTGGAACGGTCGCCAGTTTGTCCTACGTGTTTGAGCAAATACGAGGATATCCACGGGATGATTTATCCCTGCGGTGCGACTGACGGTCGTCGGTGCGAGGATGTGTGGCATCGGGGTGCAAAGTATGACCCCGACCGATTCGATTTGAGCGACGAAGACCGTGCGTTTTTGAGAGAGAATAAAATCGGTTTTTGAGAGGGTGTCATGGTCGCCGCCGCGCACGATTTTCATTTGGTCTACAAGATTCTCGAAGCCACTGGATACGCGGGCGCGGGCGTGAGTGTTATCTACTGCGCGGGGAAGTACGTCGTGCTCAAAATAGTCGCAGCCTTTAAGCGTTTCGAAGCCGCAACGGCGTCACTGGC